ACGTCCATTTCGTCACTTTCTGAATCGCCATCATTGTCATCTCCATCACTGTCGGACTGCTCCGTCTTCTTCTTTTTTTTACTGAGCTCCTCCTGACGCCTTGAACGTCTAACAGAGTCCGCCTTGGTCATTTTGGTTTTGGTATCGCGAGCCATTCTTATTGTGTATATCATAATTAAATACATTAAACCAAAATCAATTTTATTTTTATTGCATGAAATATGTTAAGCGCCCATTATTGTCAAAAACACACAAATTGCTAAATGATTTTAGTGCGACGACTCCAGTTAGAAACGACCTCTTCATTTAAAATAAAATTGATATTAAAACAATATAAATCTATTGTGGTATAATATAAGAGATGTCCAAGTTAACGGGTTCCACAAACACATCTATTAACCGTTCAAAGGTAATCGGTATACAATTTAGTATCTTATCGCCAGATGAAATTAGAAAGGGATCTGTTGCGGAAATTACCAGTAGAGACACGTATATAAATAATAAGCCGGTCATTGGTGGTCTATTTGACCCCAGGATGGGTGTTTTAGAGCCTGGACTCATTTGTCCGACCGATGGGCTTGATTACATGCAAACTCCTGGGTATTCTGGCCACATTGAACTTGCGCGCCCGGTGTTTTATATTCAATACTTAAGTACAATTCAAAAGTGCATGAGATGTGTCTGCTTCAAATGCAGCAAGCTACTCGTGAGCAAGGAGAAATATAAGCAGGCGATGAAAATGTCGGGAGAGGCACGCTGGAAGTACGTGTTTGCGCTATGCAGCAAAGTCAAGCGATGTGGTGACGACAGCGAGGATGGATGCGGCACCTTGCAGCCTAATAAAATTAGAAAGGAGGGCTTAGCTACTATATTTGCTGAGTGGAAGAACGACGGCGCCGATTCTGAGCCAATCATCATCAAGGTGACGCCCGAAATGGTTGCCAAAAATTTCAAGAGAATTTCTGACGACGATGTGACATTTATGGGGTTCAGTCCTGTTTATTCGCGTCCTGACTGGATGGTTTGTCAGGTCATGATGGTCCCTCCGCCGGCAGTTAGACCTTCTGTGAAACACGATGCGCAACAAAGATCGGAAGACGACCTTAGTCACATTTTGGTAAACATTATTAAGACGAATAAGACCCTGCAGGATAAAATTCAGAATAATGCGCCGGCGAATGTGATTGACGACTGGACGACTGTCTTGCAATACTATGTGGCTACTCAAGTGGACAACAAGATTCCCGGAGTTGCCTCGGTTGCACAGCGCTCTGGCAGACCACTAAAATCAATCAAGGACCGATTGAATGGAAAAGGCGGGCGCATGAGAGGCAATTTGATGGCGAAACGTGTTGACTTTAGTGCTCGTTCCGTCATTACTGCCGACCCGAATATCTCTATTCGCGAACTGGGCATCCCCATGAAGATCGCAAAGAATATTACAAAGCCTGTAGTGGCGAACAAAATCAACAAGGCGTTCTTGACGAAGTTGATTCAAAATGGACCTGATGTGTGGCCTGGCGCGAAAATGCTTGAGAAGCAAAATGGCGAGGTGATTACATTGAGGTACTATTTGGATAGAAACTCAATTGTTCTTGAAGAAGGCGACACGGTTCACCGTCATATGATGGATGGGGATGCCATCTTATTCAACCGTCAGCCAACTCTTCACAGAATGAGTATGATGTGTCACATTGCACGTATTATGACGCGAGGTGATACTTTCAGAATGAACGTTGCGGACACAAAACCGTACAATGCGGATTTTGACGGGGATAAATCTTGTCCCCAACAGGTGGCTGCCTGCTAGGTTGTAGATAAAACCTAATAGGAAAAACATTGTAATATCTACTGGCGCGTGTATGAGCAAAGATGCATGAGCTAATATAACCACCTAGTCATTCTTTAAAGGGTATAAATAAATATCTCGCTATATCAATATGATACTTGACAAACATGAACAAGATAAAGTTGTTGGTGAAATCTACAAAATAACTAACAACGCAAATGAAAAGATTTATATAGGACAAACGCGCAGTCACAGATTAAATCATGGTAAATATAGACCATTTGGATACTTGGGCAGACTCAAAGACCACATACATGAAGCAAAATCAAGTAAAAAAAACCACTGCAGTTACTTGAATTCTGCCATAAGAAAATATGGCGAAGAGAACTTTACTTGCGATAAAATTCACACGTGTTTAGTGAGTGAATTGGATAATCAAGAAAAGCACTTCATATCTCAATTTGGTTCTAAGTTCCCTAATGGCTATAATTTAACTGATGGTGGTAAGGGCTTTACAGATGTTAAGGGTGAGTATACTTGGAGAATAAGTGCTCCGCCTCAACAAAAGTCATTGCCACAACCAAAAAGTGACTACACCAAGATGTTAATATCTGAAAGGCTAAAGACGTTCTATCATGATGCGAGTCATCGTGAAAATAGGTCAAGGCTGACACAGAAGCAACATTTGTCTAAAAAATATGAACTGTTCAAAAACGTAATTATTGATGATAATCAAATAGATAGCTATATTCGTGTTGTTAGAAATAATACTAATAATAGCGAATATGTGCGGATTGTTATTAATAAAATACGAGCAACGTTTGTAGGTAAAAGTGATACAATAGAAGTATTAAAAAATAGAGCGAGACAATTTATACTAGATTTACAGGAATGGCAACGTAATCAAATTGCGGGAAACCCCTTAGAGCCTCTTGCTACCACCTCATAGTAGAAATATTATGAGGGAACTCGGTTAACTGCCGAACACAATGGTAAAAACGCAAGAGGATTGGGCAATCCGCAGCCAAGCTCCTAAGTCCGTTATGATAGGATATGGAGAAGGTTCAGAGACTAGATGGTTACGGGTCTTATATGATGGTCTAATCAACCTGATAAGGCACAAGGTATAGTCCGGCTTCTATGGAAACATAGAAGATTTCGGAGATGAATTTGCATATGCCCCAGGACCCGGAGTCCGAGGCGGAATTGAGAAATTTGGCTGCAGTCCCATATCAGATTGTCAGCCCAGCGAACAACAGTTCTATTATTGGTATTTACCAAGACTCAATGCTTGGGTCGTACCAATTCACAAGACCAAACATGCGATTTACGCCGCGAGATGCAATGAATATCTTGATGATGTTTAACGGTGTAAACGAGCACCAGTTGTTAACAGATATCAAGAAGGACGGCGGTATTACAAACTTTGACATTCTTAGCCAGATAATGCCTCCGCTGTCAATGAAGTACAAGACCAAGGCGTTCAAGGAAGAAGACGACGCCAAAACATCAAATGCGGTCATTGAAATCCAGAACGGCAAATATGTTCGAGGCCAAATGGACAAGAGCGTCCTGGGTGCCAGAACAAAGGGTCTGCTGCAAAGAGTCTGCAACGACTTCGGCAACATGGCGTCGGCGAAGTTCATAGACGACCTGCAGAATGTTGTTACCGAATATATGAAGTCAACTGCCTTCAGCGTTGGTGTCAGCGATTTGATTTCCAACCAAAAGACAAACGACGAGATTATCCAAGTAATCACAAAGAAGAAAACCGATGTGAAGAATCTGATTAATCAAGTGCAAATCGGCATCTTTGAAAACAACACCGGCAAGACAAACGAGGAGGAGTTTGAGACGCAGGTGAACAGTATTCTTAACCAAGCAACATCAGAAGCAGGAAAGATCGGTCTTAAGAGCCTGGGAAAGACGAACCGTTTCGTTATCATGGTAAACGCAGGGTCAAAGGGGTCAGACTTGAATATTTCCCAGATGGTTTCTTGCCTCGGACAACAAAACGTAGATGGAAAGCGTATTCCATACGGATTTGAAAACCGAACTCTGCCGCACTTTACCAAGTATGACGATTCTCCTGGGGCGCGTGGATTCGTAGAAAGTTCCTATATTAACGGCCTATCGCCACAGGAGCTATTCTTCCACGCTATGGGTGGTCGTGTAGGTCTTATTGATACTGCAGTGAAGACATCCACCACCGGTTATATTCAGCGCAGATTAATCAAGGGCCTGGAAGATTTGATGATCTCATACGACATGACTATTCGCACAAACAAGAATAAGATTGTTCAATTCTCATATGGCGATGACAGCATTGACACAACAAAAGCGGAAGACCAGGGCATCCCAATTGTCACTATGAGTACACAAGATATTTATGCTCATTTCCTCATCCCAGAAGAGAATGGGAAGGTAAAGGCGCTCAGCAATATATTTGTGAAAAATGCGATGGCAAGACAAAAGAAACAGAGCAAGGAGTTTATGGATAAAACGCAGAAGTATATTGATTCTATGATTACCGCACGAGAGGCAATTATCAAGCACGTGTTCAAGAACAAGGGTGACTCGTCAGTTAGCGCCCCAGTAGCGTTCTCATACGTGATTAACAATATCCAGGGCCAATGCAACATTACATTCTCGTCGCTGGTAGATATTACGCCGCTTGAGGCGCTTGAAATGATTGAGAATTGTTTCAGCAATTTGGAGAAAATATACTACGCCCCGCCAACGAACTTGTTCAAGACTCTATTCTATTACTACCTGTCCCCCAAGGACCTCCTCATTGTAAAGCGATACAACAAAGCCGCATTGACTCTGCTGCTTGACACGCTTACGCTTCAGTACAAGAGAGCAATTGTTGCGCCAGGAGAAATGGTTGGCATGATTGCAGGCCAAAGTATTGGTGAGGTGTCAACACAGATGACACTGAACACATTCCACTTTGCAGGTGTTGCATCTAAATCAAACGTTACTCGTGGTGTGCCAAGAATTGAAGAGATTCTGTCGCTATCAAGTGAAATTAAAAACCCCTCGCTCAGCATCTATCTGAAGCCAGAGGACGAGCGCCAAAAGGACAAGGCGCATGCAATCATGTATATGTTGGAACATACACGGCTTGAAGCGGTTGTTAAGTCAATTGAAGTATGCTTTGACCCCGACGACCTCAACACCTTAATTAGCGAGGACAAGGACACAATTGAGCAGTACAGAGCGTTTGAGAATATGGTTGCGGAGTGCTCCGAAACATCGCTTCAAACGGACGAAAACGAAAAGTCCAAGTGGATTATTAGAATGGTGATGGATCCTGAAGTGATGCTCGACAAGAATATTACCATGGACGATGTCAATTTCACATTGAAGAATTGCTTTGATGACCAAATCAACTGCATCTACTCTGACTTCAATTCGGATAAATTGGTCTTCCGAATTAGAATGACCGAGGTAATCAAGTCTGGAAGTGGTCGTGGCGGCCAAAAGAAAACAAAGGTTAATCCGCTTGACCAATCCGACCAAATATATCTCTTGAAGAACTTCCAGGACCAACTGCTGCAAAATGTGGTCCTCCGAGGAATCAAGGGAATTAACAAGGTCGTTCTCAGAAAAATTGTTGATAACATGGTAGAGAATAATGGTGTCTACAAGAAACAGGACATTTGGGTCTTGGATACCATTGGCACAAACCTGTTAGATGTTTTGAGCCTTGACTTTATCGACAACAAGCGAACCACCAGCAATGATATTATTGAGATATACCACGTTCTTGGTATTGAAGCTGCACGTCAGGCAATCTATAATGAATTGGTAGATGTTGTGGAGTTTGATGGAACATATATTAACTTCCATAATTATAGCGTGTTGGTTGATAGAATGACGGCCACTGAGAAGCTAATTTCCATATTTAGACACGGCATTAATAATGACAACATTGGCCCAATTGCAAAGGCATCATTTGAAGAGACCCCAGAAATGTTCTTGAAGGCAGCAAGACATGCAGAGTTGGACACAATGCGAGGAGTATCTGCGAATGTAATGTGTGGCCAGGAGGGCTTCTTTGGAACAAGCGCATTCCAAGTAGTGCTTGATATTGAGGAAATGCAGAAATTGGAGGCAACGAGCGAGTACAGACCAGCGAACATTGAAGATGAGATTGACAAGTTCTTTGGAAATGTTGCTAATCCGGACGACCCGTGCGGCGTTAATAAAATTGCCATACAAAATAATGTGATTGCTATCCAAGAAGAAGACATGGGCGGCGATAACACTTACAACCCAGGATTCTAAACCAACCGTTCACCGGTTGCGTTTCAAAAATGTAAATTTATAACTAATAGGTATTAAATATAAATTTAAATATAATTTAATTACAAAAATGTCTACGCTTAGTTTAATCATTAAAAATATTGCAAAAACTGAGACGGACTTTTTTTCACCCGAGTACAACAATGATGGAGCCAACGGCACAGTTCGGATATACTTTCATATTCTGGCGTCCTCTGATCTAAGTGTAAAACAACAGTATAAGTTTTTCAAGGAAACACCTTGCGGCTTCTTGATGAGTGGGAACGAGAATGTATTTATTGAGTATTTTTGCAGGATAAAAAAAACATATAACGTATTGAATCGGTTTGCCTATAATTATAAATATAAACGGGCTAAAATTGTAGCAGACCGCGATCTATGCTTGAATGAGCTGAAACTATCCGACCCAAATGTTATTTGCATATATCAAGAGAACGCGAGATATTTATTTCACATAAACGACATGATTCAAATTATTGATACATCCCTGACAAATGCATTCATGTTTTTCTCTGAACCAATGCCAATCAAAAACCCATATAACAATTTGCCGTTTAATAAATCTACTCTGTACAATATCTATTTTTTTATAAAATTCAACACTCGATTGCATCCCGAACTCTTGATAAAGTTTTATAACTGTTCCTTTAACCTTACCGAGTTTAAGCACGCGAATGAGTATTTATTGCGGGAATATAGCATTCGCAATTTTGTCTATAAATCAAGCCAGGACGACATTGTCGATGAAATTAACGACATGATAACTCGATATAATACTTATTGCAAATCTCGCAAACTAAAGAATACGATAAATATCGACGAAGAGTTTCCAAAGGATAAAATGATAAAAATTTTCCAGCCCTATTTAATGTTATATTTAACATCCAAGTATGCGTTTTTAGAACACGACAGGAGTTATAGCTTATTCTCGCTTAGAACTGGCCTGTTGAGATTTAATAAATTCAACCCGGTATTTGGCAGAAAAGTACACCGGATCCAATATGGAGAGACAAAGGACTTTAAGCGAAAAATATGCGGGAAGGTGGTTACGTTCAATGATGCCCACATAGGATTCAACCGCATAGAGAAGCAGAACCGGGAGTTTTTATCTGACCACCTAACGTGCCAGACACGCAACTTTGTAATGGATGAACGCGTGCCCACGCCAAGGTATACGTTATTCTCGTATAGTGACAATCGTCTGGCCATATTAAACAACGATCACGATGATGACGATGATGACGATGATGACGATGATGATGAGGATATAGCGAACGCCGCGACAAACGACGATGATAATGAACAAGAAGAAGGAGCTGAAATTGAGGATATTTATAATACTAATAATAGCCTTAATATAGATGATATAGACGACGACGTGGATGACGACGAGTCGGTAAGTTAATTGTCTGACGAACTTGCTACGACAAGCGGACGTTTAGTCTTGGCAGTTCTGCTACGACCATTCCTTGCAACGGCAATTTTCCGTCTTGTTCGCTTCTTCTTGGGAAGCTCAAACACTTCTTCGGGCGAGATGGCTACCGCCTCTTCTTCAATAACCATCTTTGTTTTCCTTGCCGGGTTATCTTCTGGCTGTTCGGCTTCTATAGCGAATGGGATTTTCTTTTTATAAACAGTTGTGGTTGGCTTTTTAAACGACTTCAAATATGCAGCGACAGACACCTTCGTGTTTATAGCTGTTCTTATTCTCTCTACACAATCATCATTTAATTTGTCGAGTGAAATTTCAGTATCGCCTGTGTTCGTTCGGATAAGCTTATAACCAGGAACAATCTCTGGTCTAAAGGCCGGAATTACAATAAATGTAAACTTGTCGCCCACGTCTCCATAGCCAACAAACTCGTGCCTCTCATATTTAGTCTGTAAAATCCACTTTTGTGATATAAAAATGGTGGGGATTTTGTACTTTGAAACGAGCAACCACAAGTCCAATGCAGTTAAAAAGTAGTTATCCGTGTATAGGAAGCTCTGAAAAGACAGTGTTGCTGCGTGGACTTGGTCGCCGAGTGTCTTTTTCCCCTCCAGAATTAAAATGTCCACGATTTTATCCTGAAATTCGCCCAAGTAGGCCCGATATTCGTCAAACAGTTCATTTTTAACCTGGTTAATCGTTAACGCTGTACCTGTTCTTTTTTCAATTAGGTCAATAATAAAGGTAAATGTGCAATAGTTAAACTTACTATACTCCACCTCAGAGTAATTGGCAGGGAAACAACTCTTCCACACGCTGGATGTAATGTGTTCTTTTGTAACTTTATTGCAAACGCGTTCATTTTTTCTTCCAATCGCGTGATCCAATGAAGGGACTGTATTGTCATACACCTGACTTATAATCGGTTGTGCCTCATCGTATGAATTAGATTTTGTATACTTATTTATAGGCGCGGGAGTCAACGTGTCAAAGTATTGCAACAAAAGAGAATGAATGAGTATTATTTCGGTATCGTTTAAATTGTAGTTAATGTTACTGAAAGACAAATACGACTTGGGTTGAAACATGAAAGACCTGATTCTATTGTATCGGATTAATTCATCCGCCATCCTGCCGTAATAAATATCTTCATTTTCGTGGCCAGTAATAATGTTTTTATTCGGCAATATCAAGTTGCAGCTATTTTTCTCCGTGACGCACAAATTGGGTGTCGCTGAACAGGCAGCCTCGTCCTTTACAACACACGTGGAGACTTCGCTGATTGATTTGTAAAAGTCGTCATTTCCCGTAAATTGTATTTTTTCACCAACCAAATCATGCAACAACTCGGTTATAGTTTTCAACTTTTCGGAATATATGACATATTCTCGCTTCGTCTCGTCTTCAATCTTCACGCGCACATTGGCGTTATCGTAATCATTTATTAAAATACGAATAGTGTTACGAAACACATTATAAAAGCCTGTTTCAAGGCGAATTTTCCGAACATACTCAACGCGTTCCTTGTCAACGTCATGCTGTGTTGTGAATTCAACCTCTGTTGAAACCATGGGGTTAGATTTCATATTGACAATATAATTATCATTATTTATATTTTTTGTTAGCGCTAAATCGGGGTCAATTTCATCCAATCGGATTGGCTGAGATAGCTGTATAAATTGCCCTGTATTTATTAAGATACCAACAACATGCTCGTCCTCAATCACGTTAAATTCTGGCTCACATGGAATATCCGGGCTTGGTCTACGTTTGCCGCTTCGCTTGTAAAGCTTGTTCAAAAACTGCACCGTATTTGTGTATGTGTTCCACAAGGTCGGATCTGTCATAAATACAAAGTCCAAGTTTTTCTTTATCTCTTCGTCCAGAGTGGATGGATAACATGGAACAAACCCGGTTCTATCACTCCCACCAGGCTCCTCTGCAATCACGCCAATTACCTTGCTGTTAAAATTTAAAACCAGTTTTTTGATTTTATACTCATACTTGTCCAATTTCTGGATTAGGTCATAAACAACCAAGGCTCTTTTTGCTCGGTATAAGTTAGGCAGACTGTCTAATGGTTTGCAAATCAAACTAAAAAATGGCTTGATGATTTCTTTAAAAACCGCACGCATTGTCTTGGAGAGATGGGGGTCATATTCCTTGAACTCTTTGATAACGGAAATTCCTTTATTGTTTGTAGTATATGAATATATTGGCTCATAGTACCCGTCTTCGCTCATTAAAATAATAGTCGGTTTTCTTGCTTGATAGAACTCCGACGAATAGTGATTTGTTGGACACAAAATACTAACATTGTTAGTAATATCATCCTTTGGAAGATGAAAAATAACCAGATTTACTCCAGTCGGGAACAAGTATTTGTTTGGCATGCTTATAATATCCCACAAGTAAGTGTGGTCAATCACTACATTGTCGTCGCTTAAAAAGCGAATAAAGTTTTCAAATGCAGAGGCAACCTTTAGGAAGTACTCTGCGCCCTCTGGTGTGTTTGGTGTACCGCTTGAATATAGCTTTGAATATAGTTTGGATGTTTTATATTTTTCTACAGACTCGGCCGGTTTAGTTGGGTCATAAAAGCTAATCACAAGGTTCCCATTTTGATATTTAACGAAGGAGTCAACAGAGATGGCCTTGATTATTCGCTGCCGCATTTCCTTGATACTTAGTACCCGAGTCATGTTTTTGGTCAACTTGTTGTCACCATCCACAACCCGCTTGCCAAAGAACAATACATCGGAAACGCATGCAACGAATGACTGATTTTTATTCACCTCTACTCCGTGGCGGAGTAAGCACGGGTGATTCTCTTTAATATTAGAATTTGTTTTGCTTATTTGACAATCCGCATTAACCTCGTGAAGCATTGTTTGAATTTCGCCAGGCAAGTACCCCCAGCGCCCAGAATCAAGCGGGAATTTTTCAGGCCCCTTTACATACTCGTCTTCAACTGCCTCCTTGGGCTTGCCCTCCTTTTTGGCGGGCTCCTGTCCAAGACACTTTTGATTTTCTGCGCGTCGCCCCTCGGTATTGTACTTGTCAAAGCAGCATGGGAGGCAAATGCCCTTGGTCGGGTGGGAATCCGGAATCAACCCTGGAAATTTTTTATAATCCTTCTTCCCAGGCTTAGGTTGATAAAATTCGTAAACATAATATCCAGGCTTTACAGTCTTTTCTCCCCTTGGCAATACCTTGCCGCACTTAGGGTACTCAAGTTCCGTTTTACCGTCCTTTCCAGTAACAGGCGTTAGTTTTTTGGGGTCTACAAACGTATTATTCTTTAGGCACCAGTAACGAGGGCAAATATAGTTGAATTGATGCTTTTCGTCAGAGCCGTATTTAATTACGTCTCCCTCCCCCAGAAAGGTAGGATCCTCCCTTTTTATTTTTGCAAGCTGCGAGTCGGTCAATATAACCGGTTGCCTTCGCATATTTGAACTGCACGTTCTGGGATAAGAGTTGAAAAGCTCAGTGTCCTCCTTCAAAATTAAAACGGGATCCTTCTTTTCAATTAATGCTTGAAAGTGATAAGGCTTGTTCAGCTTCATTCCATCAATATTTCTAACTTCATCCTCTTCTTCCTCCTCGTCATCGTCCGACTTTGCTCCTTCCTTTTCCTCCTCCTCGTAATCGTCCGATTTTGCTCCTTCTTCTATTGCTGCCGCCTCTGGTTCCTTTACTGCCGCCTCTGGTTCCTTTACTGCCGCCTCTGGTTCCCTTGCTTCTTGCTCTTTTTCTTCCTGTTGAGGTTCCTCTGACTCCAATACAGGTTGCGCCGGTTCGCCAATATCCCCATTTTTTGGTTCAGTTGTTACTGAGGTCGGCGACTCAATTGCGGGCAAAGGCTCCTTACTACTTGGAATCTTTGTTAAGTCTTCCTGGTTCGGCAAACTTGCCGCGGGTGTGTCAGATGTCTTGTCAGTTGGAACCGACGAGTCCGAGTCCTGGCCGCCCTTTCCGTCATACTCTGCCACCGAATCATCATTGCTCATCTCACCCTCATCGTCGTCGTCAAAGAATAAACCCAGTGCACCCTTTGGTTTGTTTACGTCGGTAGGTGCAAATTTTGTATACAGGAGCTCCTCATCCTCCTGGTCCAGTGAAGGTGCTTCGTAACTTGAAACAGATTCTTCGGAAGGCGAAATGATGTCGGGTATAACCACCTCCTCCTTCTCGCCACTTGAGCACAGAGCTGTAATTTCCTTGACAGGATACTTGGTACTTTTCTTGTCTTGGGTTAAACGAACTAATGTATCCAAGTAGATTGGCAGGGTCAACAAATAATTGATGTTGTTTATGTTTTCAGTCGTAATCGTGATGACCCCGGTTTCTTTCTCAGTAGAAATGACGGTTTTAAATCCCGGGTTATTTTTAATCTTAATGTCAGACCGTCTAACGCCCCGTTCAATTTCAAGTTCGTTTGCAATCTTCTTAACCATTTCTATTGCCTGTGGGCGGTCCAAATCGTCTGGAAAATTTTCAAGAAGCGCATCAATAATCTGGTCTCCGCGCAACCCCTGTTCAGCCTTTTCCAAAATAAACGCCTCCTGACTGGTAAATTTACTGTAATTTGATACGCGCTTAAACCGCAGATTAATTGTGTTTCCCTTAAATGCGTCGGTTTCGTTGACAAAAACGCTTGAGACGCACCCCTTATACGCGTCAATGTCAAGCGGCTTTTGAATCTTAATTTGCGTTTCATATGTAAGCTGCTTTATCTCAACATTCTCGTCATTTAAACTATTAAATTTGGCCAACTTATATCCGCTTTGTTCCAGTAAATTTTTAATTTCAGTAATGATCGGGTTAATAGACTCTCTAAATATATTGTCAATTTCACCGATTCCGACAAATGTTTTAAATTCGGAGCTGATAGTTATAAGACCATCCTCGTCAAACTCGCACACTAACGCATGAGTGTCTTGCGTATTGACAGAATCAACATAAACTGCAACGGATTTGTTACGAGCAATCGTCTTCATCAACTTAAAAATGGCATTCTTTTTAAGAGCAGGGATTTTACGCCCATCAGTTGCGATGCTGTCTGTAAACAGCCTATACACGTTTTCCTGTCGCGACGACGGGTTATATTTAATAAGAGGATTTTCCTTAGTTGCATGGACAATCTTGAATATTGTTTCAAGTGGTATTTTAACGTCAAAATCCGGCCGAATCACCGCCTTTATAAATTTAATCCCCCGGTTAATATAGTTTAACTCGGTAGTCCTCAAATTATACACGTCGTAAAACATATCAATGGTCTTAAATGATGCCAATGTTTTTTCGCCGAGCAGTTTCTTGCTTGCTTCATTTAATTTAACTCCGTTTGAGTCAAGATCCTCCAAGTTATTGATATTCTTATTATATAGCAACGGATAATACACTTTAATGGTCGTTTCTTCCGACACATTTCGCTTATCTAAATAAGAAATCACATCCTTTGCAAGACACAAGTAAATGCTGTTATCAATTATGCTGCCGCTGCTTAGCAAGAGGTGACTGTTTAAGGTTGTTAGTGATTTGCGCGCAGACTTTTCAAAAAATTGGTCGTACTCGGTAACGCTATATGGGTCGCAAACAAACGGATATTCGTTCTCTACAATGAAGAATTTTTGCCCTAAAACCTTATTAACGATATATTTCTTATCATTAAACCCCATCTCAAAAATGTCATCAAACGAATAGGTCTCTTTATCTACGGGGCGCTCAAATAGCTTGCCTGTTTCGTCGCTAACAATATTGGAAATAAACTGATCCAGGCGAACCTTTGTTAACTGAAGCCGGTTGTTTTGCGTGAGAGATTGAAAAACAGAAACCGCACTCAGCATTTCCATTTTCTGACAATAAAGGTACAATTCGTCAACCGATATTTCCTGTCTGAGCTCCTTAAGTATTTTTAGTTTGATTGCCGATATGGAGTCGTCAAAGTGAATTTGCTGTTCGCAGAATTGTACCGTAATGCCGTCGGCATTAATTTGTCTCTTTTCTGCTGCTGTAAAGGCCTTCTCAAATAACTCATTCTCGTTTTCAGTCGTCTTCTTACCATTAAAAACAAAAATTGTGGAAACCGCCCCATTAGTAGAGAGCTTAACTTTATATATGGGATTATCTAAAGAAGCCTCCTTGGGTTTTATTGGTTTTACTTGTTTTATGGTGGTTCCGGACATAATATATATATAAGACTGCTATTATTTTTAATTTAATTAAATACGAAGATATTAAATTAAATGAGCCAGAAGATATATTGCGCTCTTTTTAAACTAAATCATAGTACGGGTTATCGTTAATTTTCATTCCGCAGTATTCTTGTGGGGTTTTCTTATAATCAATTGGGTCATATATGCCCGATGCCTTTGCGTTCTGCAGTAAAAACTTGAAATTCTGCCAAAAATCTTGTTTATGGCCAATTGACTCTGTCATTATGTGCGATAATTCGTGCAATGCAACAAATGTTAATGTATTAAGATCAATTAGTTTATTCCCCTCCTTTGTAGTATTTAAACAAAACGCAATTTTTTCCCCCTTATTTTCACTGTAAGCGGTCAGTTCGCTTGTGGGTAGAGTCTCGCTGATTTTTTGAGGGTTAAACCCTTCAACAAGTCTAATGGCGCGCGGGTCTTTCGGATGTGTTTCTTTCATGTAAGCTACCATATCCTTCATCTTTTGTGTGACTTGCGCTAAAAGATTTGCGGCGAGCTCCAACTTCTCTCTTTCTCTGACGCAATATCTGTTTCCATCCTCTGACGCAATGATGCATTTTAGATTGTATGCATCAGATTGAGAATAAATAACAAGACAGAAGAAAAGGATGAATGCTATAAAAATGTAAAAAAAAATATTGTGTTTCTCCATATTATATATTATATATTGATATATTTTATCCGCTCATATATTATAAATGTTCGGTACAAGTTGGAACTATATAGTAGACGCGCATGGGAATGCTACTATAGGCAACGGAACAACAACCCAAGGTAATGCGATTATCAGTTTAGGTGTAAGTGCACCTCTCGGTGGATTATCCATAACAATTCCGGCTGAAATTAACGGACACCCTGTTACTGCTATAGGGCAATATGCTTTTATGGGCATTCAGATGACAAGTATTTCAATACCAAGCACTGTAACTTCTATAGGCCAATTTGCCTTTCACAAATGTGTTAAACTTACCTCTGTGAATATACCCAACTCAGCAACAACGATTGGAACCGGTGCATTTACTATGACAGGTCTCATGAACATAACTCTTCCCAGCAGATTTTTTCATTTAACCATAAGTGATACTTCTCAAGGTTATGAAGGGAGCGATTACTTTAGTAACGTTACATTAGCATATAATAAATCATGGTATAAATTTTACACGTGGCTAATCGAGAGAACAATGCTTTTACAGAATTCTGGAGGGAGCATTTTTTCGCCCCTGAGAAATTACTTCCAGGCCTACTATGGTTATAACGCTCAAGACAGTGTACTCCAGCTGGACGGAACATTTGGAGATACGTTTGCGGCTATAGCCGCCCAACTCCCGCTGGTTCAACAGTCGTTAAATGTCTCTGGCAAGATGTGGGCCGGCGCAGTATTAGCGCAGACTACCCCACAGTCATTCCGTGGCATGCAAGGCTCTTACTTATCAACTTTGAAACAATACCAAACTATTGCGTTTGCAGATTATTGCGTATTTACCACTACAAATCCGAACGGGGTATTATCGCAACAAGAAATCGCGACGCAATTGAATGGATATAACCCTGGACTTCGCAGATGCGGTAGCCTACAACCGTCGTCTTCAAATCTTGCAATATCATTTCATTCGTCCGTAAGAAGTTTCGGGCAGGTTTCTTTCGGGAACACATTTATTAGTTTTATTGTTATTCCAGATCATATAGGAAATCTTGACTACCCGTTGTTCGCAAATTGCCCACATTTACAGGATATAACAGTGGTAGCGCCGGAGACGAACTATTGGACAGAGGCCGGCACATTATTTAAATCGTCCATTTCTGGGAATCAAACCACATTAATTCAGTATCCAGCTGGAAGAGTGGTAACATCATACAAAATACCAACTACAGTAACCACAATCGGAAACAGCGCTTTTGCAAATTGTACAAACCTTAACTTTATACATTTCCCCAACGATCTCTTAACAATTGGCGACGGCGCATTCAGTGGGTGCTCAAAATTTAAGGGTTATACGTCTTCAAACCTAAATGTCCACCTGATGTCTGTTACAACCATAGGCCAAAATGCCTTTAACGGTTGTTCAAGTTTAACCTATGTAACGACCGACGACCTGGTTACTTCAATCGGTGACAACGCATTTCAAAATTGTTCGGGTTTAACGTATATGTACATATCGCGCAGAATGACGCAAATTAATGCCGGCACATTTAGCGGGTGTACAAATTTAAAGTCAATAATAATACCATCTTTGGTAACGAGAATAGGGGCGAGCGCGTTTAGATATTGTTCCTCGTTGAACGATTTGCGCATTGAAGATTGGGTTTCCAGCATCGGAACTTATGCATTTGACGGTTGCAGTCAGTTATCGGCATTGGTACTCCCTCCGGCCGTAGTTAACTTAGGTAATCGGGCCTTTACTAATTGCGCGCCCGCTGATTTCTCGGTGACAATGTCAAACAATTGGTTTAATACCGCCCCGAACTCAGATAATGTTGGAGGAGTCTCAAATTGGACTATGTTTAAGGCGGCGTTTGATGCCAACATTAACGCTGTCTGCGTTCTAACAGGTTATTATGTGTTTTCACCTTTAAACGGTGGTAGCGTATTAACGGCACGCGATGTGTATGTTACAATTAGTTCACTTAAATTATCAAGCAATTATACAAGTACAAAATATACTGCATATATTAGCAAAGATGTAAAAACAATTGACGATGGTGCATTTCAAATATGCACAAATCTGAAGACCATGTACATGTCAACGAATGTTGAAACAATTAGCGCTCGCGCCTTCCAAGGCTGCTCTTCGTTACACACGTTTATTATAAATAATTTTACTCATTCCAAGCTAACAACAGTAGGAGATGGCGCATTTACTGGAACTGATCTAAATATCATTATAATCCCAGATTCGGTTACACATATTGGCAAATGGGCGTTTTATAAATGTTTAATAAAGGAAGTTATTTTTTACCCGGGCACAAATATAGATATTATAGACGATTATTGTTTTGCGAGCTGCACAAACTTAAAAATATTAAGGATTCCGAATATGATAAAATCAATAGGAAAATATGCTTTCAGTAATTGTGCACGTTTGACAGAAATTATACTTCCATCTACGCTCGAAACAATCGGGGAGTCCGCCTTTGAAAGCTGTGTATCACTTGGAGGCCTGAATGTACCAGACTCTGTTACGTACATTGGAGAAAATGCGTTCAGGGGTTTATCTTCTGACTTTGGAGCCCTGACTATTTCGACGCGTTTTGGTGAACGTGTCGTGTCCCAGCAAAATGCAAGTGTTCTCTCCGTCCCTAAGGACATTCTCTCTATTCGAGATATAAATGTCGTATTACACAATGCGCATCTTTTTTACAAATGCATGTATGACTATGACAGTTGGGTAGTGTCGATAGCATATAATATACGCAATAGCGGTGCTGGTAACCATCGCCTTTTGACTGATGGCGCTATATGGAATTCATATGTCACCAACACTCCTTATTATCATAGTCCACTATATGATAGCAGTGGTAATTATCTGAACGCATTTGGACAACGTTTATATGTCGGGGGGGGTATTTTGAGAAAGAAACCTACAAGCGGTTTAAATCTCGGGCTCGGGACTTTCTATTGTCAAGACTGGGCGGATTACATTATTAACAACATACCACAAACGCTGAATAATAGCAAGGTACAGAGTGAGGACGCGTGGCTAAACCTACAAAATACAACCGCTACATATTCAGGGATTTCACCGCAAACCACTATATTTAAATATACGTTTGATGGTAGCGCAGGCGCCCTAACTCGTGAAATGGTTAGCGCTCTTCTAAATGGATATGCAGGTAATTTTGGTGGTGTCATTACAAATACCAGCGAGCCATTAATGCCAACCAAGATAGCTGAAAACGCGTTTGACCAGACAAATGTTGTATCGATTCAATTCCCGAAGATGATTACCGAAATTGCGCGCTACGCGTTTCGCGGTACAAGATTGTCGGGGGTGCTATCAATTCCCAATACAGTAACCACGATAGGAGCGGGGGCCTTTCAAGATTGTTCTGGAATAACTCAGATCGTTATACCCAATTCGGTTGTGACTATTGGCGAAAATGCGTTTCGCGGTTGTGGTATATCATATATTATTATTCCAAGTTCAGTGACAACGATAGGAGTAGGTGCGTTTCAAAATTGCGCGCAATTGACAAACGTTTATGCGGCCATACCACCCTCCACGCCGCCAAATTTTTACACCAATTATAACAGTTCATCTGTGTATTTTAACAGAGGAACCGGGTCAGCAAGCATTAAATACAATTATACATTAGATTTTTACCCAGGTCATGGCACCACGCGTATAACTCGCGCGGATGTAACTAATATAATCGGTGGGTTTGCCGGTGATTTTGTTGCAAATATCAATGGCATAAGTAATTCAGACGCGGTCTATATAGAAAATAATGCATTTAGCGGAACAAAAATAACGAACATTATTATTGGAAATTTTGTTGAAGGCATTGGGGATTATGCATTTAACAATTGCGCTCGCTTGACAAATGTATCTATTGGTTCTGGTATTCAGACAATTGGTACTGGTGCATTTTTGAATTGTCAAACTTTGCGGACTGTAAAATTGCCGTCTAAAATGTACAATAAAGCTAATAGTACGTATTTTTCAAGTGGAAACACGATACAGTATGCTTATTATTGCGTAATATCTACTTCCAATAGCGACGGTATTTTAACTTCATATGACGTAGATACGCAAATAGACGTGGGTGCTGATTTTAGTAGCACGATATCAATTACATTTGATTCAAGCGTAGACATTATAGGCGCTAATGCGTTTAACGGTGCACGATATGTAGATAATATAATCATACCACCAAACATTATTTCTATTGGCAGTCATGCGTTTGCAAATTGCGCCAATATGGAGAGTTTAATTTGCGTTGGCGGAGACGACGCACTTCTGTATTCTATTGGCGAATATGCTTGCTACAATTGCCGTCGTCTATCAATGGTGATTCTTCCATTGTCGCTATTAAATATAGGCACCATGGCCTTTATAGGATGTTCGAGTTTATACTCGGTTGTTCTTCCAAGTATATTTGATTACTCATATATGGTAAATACAACCGCATACTTTGTGACAACAAATCAGAAGGATGCTGGGTGGAACAGTGACAAGCCGTACGAGGCTACCGGAACATTCTTTACATTTCACTTTGAGGCAACTCCTGGACACTTTTATAGTTACTCATATGAAAAAGATTTTTATATTAATCAAAAAATTCAAGAATACGATAAAGAACAGGCTAAGAAGGCTGCAAAAAAGGCGTTTTGGACTAAGCTTGGATGGGACCTGTTAACCGTAACAATACTTGTAGTAGTTACAGTAGCGACTGATGGATTGGGCGATGCTGCCGTTGTTGGTCTAATGGGGCCGGTTATTGAAGGAGTCGGTTCTGCTGCCGCGCGCACGGCGGTGACTGCAGCAGTCTCAGTTGGTATCGACCTGGCTGTCGAGCAATATGTCCCAATTGACACATCTTTCGACGGAAATGACCCATTTACCAGCTCCGAAGAATCGTCTGAAATCACTCACGACGAGGGGTCATGGATTGTTACATCTACGTTCACCACTAATCAAAGAATAAATGTGGATGACCTATGTAGTCACATTGATGCAAATGTTACCGATGTATTGCATGAATTATTTGGGGATAGATTTATAAACGACCCACCTATTGTAGAGTGTAGGCAAGTGGCAGTAAATCAATACAGCATAATATTAACTTTGGATATAGATTACGATACAGTTACAGATGAGGATAAGACTGCTATTGAAAATACACTTCACCCCCATCTTACATCCTTTATAAACCCAGATTATAGATACGCTGAGCTTGCGAATGGCGATCCTGCGACAAATGTATCTGTGGCCAATATTTGCTTTCCGGCAAATACGCCGATTAATACGGATCAAGGTATCATCTCTATAAAAAAAATAGATCCTGCATTTCATACTATTAATAAGAACCGGATTGTTGCCATTACGCAAACAATTACTCTGGCTAAGCATTTAATCTGTTTTAAGAGAGATTCGCTGGGTAAAAATTATCCTGCACAGGATACTATAATGAGCAGGGAACATAAGATCTACTACATGGGGCGGATGATAGAAGCTAAGGATTTTGTAGGTCGGGTAAAAAATGTGTATAAAATACCATATCACGGAGAAATATTGTATAATGTGTTGATGGAAAGATACAATAAGCTAAATGTGAACAATTTGATATGCGAAACACTGCATCCCGAAAACGTGGTTGCACAATTATGTGTTGGTAATTTCAATGAATCTGACAAGGGGGATATAATAAAGACATTGAACAATTGTATCTATAAAAATAGCCCCAAGGAGTATGAGGCATTGGTGAAATATATATTCAAACAAGCCATTGGAGAGAAACCATTCGGACGGTTAAAGCTAATGTCATTTGGCAAATAGACCCTATGCGGTGCACGTTATTTTTTTGTTTTATCTTTTATTTTGTATTCTGTATTTTATATTTTCACGGGATAATATAAAATATTGCACTGTTTACGTCCAGAATATAAACATATCTTCATGTTGTTTCTTTACAGGTTTAGCCACCGGATTGGCTCGTGTTTTGCTCTCGGGAGCAGTGCGTTTACAAATATATTCGCACATAATCGCAATATATGCTTTTGATGGGACTGGCTTGGGATTAGAATTGGGCGCAGGAATTACCTTTTGTGCACCCGCAAACATTATATATAAATAATACATCATTTTATATATAAATTAAATTATCGTTTTCTCATCAGGCACAAAATAACTTATTGTCCGCCAGAGCCAATCTCCAAGGGAGGGCGCATGAAATCGGGCTCAATGGTGGACTGGTTCCAGGGTCCAACGGACAACTGCGGGTTAGGAGGCTCAGAGCGAATTTGCAAGTTCGCGTTTCTCAAGCTCTGGCCAATGGTGTCAATACCAATGTGGTAACCCGCCTTGAGGAGGTTCACGTTGGCAAGCTCGCCCTTACCAGAGGGGTTCAACTGCGCCCACTGGGAGTTAGAATCCTTGGGCAAAAGCTCAGCAGGGTTCTGGATATTGGGCTGGGAGCAAGACGATGGGATACCGGGCATGCTGGTCTGAAGACCGTTAACAGAGGCATACACTTCGTTGCCGTTGGGGTCAGAAGCGCGAACTCCTGTCTCCTTCTTGTACTGTGGCTGCATCTGAGCGTTAGACTCGGCTCCGGACATACCCTTATCATTCAAGTATCCTGCAAACATGCTTACCGCGTAGGCTACAACTAATAAAGCCAAGATGGCTCCAATTCCATACTCATTCCAAACCTTCGTTAAATAGCTTGTCATTATATAAAATTAATGATAAAATAATTTTTAGAATACATATTAATTATTCTAAAGATTTGATAAATAAATTACAGTCCATCCAATTCGCTTTCTGAGACCTCGTCAATTTCTGCGTCAATGTCGCTATCGCTGTCATTTAAATTGTCCAACATGTAAGTTTTCTTAATATTCTTCGCTTCTAAATAAGCTAAAAGGGCATTCTTTTTTGCTGCCTTGGCCTTGTTTCTTGCCGCCTTATAAATTTCAAAATAAACCTGATTTGGTTTTTTCAACTGGATAGTTTCTAAAGTATCGCCTGATGACAATTCCAAACTGTTAATCTCCTTTAATTCATTCGGGTTTTCCTCAATATCTCCAGTTAGATCCTCAAATTCCAATTCTATAGCAGTTTCTTCGCCGCCCCCTGTTTCGGCCACAGCCCCGGCCACAGCCCCGGCCAAGTGCAAATCGTCGGTTGTCTCTATTTGCGGAAGAGGTTCGTTCATAGCAGATAAACTGCCATCAATAATTGCAGCGGGTTCTGGGGCGACAATGGTTTCAACTGATAATTCTTCCAGCACATCATCTTTTTCTAAAGTTCCAATGTCTTCTGTTTCTTGAACAGCAGCAGGCTCAACCGGTCGTTTACTCGTTTTAATTAAACAGTTATCAAACATCGGCTCATTATCTAATATCATGACCTGCTTTAGGTCAATTTCAATTTGGAAGTTTCTCGCCGTGAATTTAATCCCCTGGATTTCTAAAATGGATATAATGTTGGTCTCAGTCTTAATATCGTCAGCGGTTAATGGTATCTCGTGTTCATTGTAAATCTTAACAGCGGGCATATTGTTGTGGTTCTTAATATTTGTTCTGAGAAGATAAAATTTACCCGATTTGTAGACCCGAATTGTAGAGCTGAATGCAGACTCAATGTCGTTTTCTTCTAAATTATTTTGAAACCATGTATCCCTCCGGTCAAAAATCAGTTTTTGGCACCTTTCTTCTAAATTTTCAAACCAGCTGATGAGGGGCGCTGCATTTTTATCAAACATCAAGTCACAGTAATACTTTTTACCCGTCTTAACAATACCCTGTCTGGTCTGACTTTTAATCGTTTGAATATATAGCGGCTTGTTATTATTTTCTATTTTAGTAAAATACGCCCCTCCTTGAATTCCTACAGGATGCGCTAAAGAAAGGTTTGAGAAATCGAACGCCTCATTTGGTTCAACAATATTGTCCATATTACTCAAATTATAGAAAATTTAAAAACTAATAACACGCACAAGTTTCTGAATATTTATATTACAGTTTAGTATGAGAGATTCCTTGGTCAACCAATGTTTAGATATTTTAAAAAGGGATGACATAAAACATGAGTTCAAGCAATTATTAAAGCCGATTATTGATTTTATTTTGTATGAGATAAATCCGTACATTTATATAACATTGGCCCTGTTCTTTCTAATATTTATGATGATTTTAGCGATACTTGTTATTTTAATTATGTTGTTGCGTAATAAAACAAATGCCATAAAGGTCTTGTAATGGGTTTAGGCAATATTAACTACGATTTGCAGAATATATTTAATGAAATGTTGCGGCGTTATATAATTTTATTCTCATCAATTTATATAATATGGCAAAACACAGACATAGATCTCAGAAGGGTGGCTACAGTTCTGCATCTTCGTATGGCTTCCACGTAAATGGAAGCGGTGATGCGCAATACGCGCGCGTTTTTGATCAAACAGGCGCAAATGCGGCAAACCAATCTAACGTGATAGTTGGCGAACAAGGCCAATGGTCCCACCAAACCGGCGTTCCCTCTGCCCAAAGCATGAAGCTTATTCAGTCTGCAGGTAAGCGAACTCGCCGGGCATCTCGTGCTCGTTCTGCTTCCAGAGGACGCTCTGCTTCCAGAGGACGCTCTGCTTCCAGAGGACGCTCTGCTTCCAGAGGACGCTCTGCTTCCCGAGGACGAAGTGCTTCCCGTGCTCGCTCTGCTTCCCGTGGAAAGAGCGGCGGATTTTTCGGTTCAGTAATTAACCAGGCAATCGTGCCGTTTTCTCTCTTAGCAATGCAACAATCCTATCGCAAGAAGGGTGGCCGCAAAACCATGAAGCGAGGAGGCATTTAAATTTGGGGTTGTATTGATATTTATATAATATTTTATATAATTATTAATGAGTTTTGAGAATCAAATTCAACAATGGGTGTCATTAGATAACCAACTTAAGCAAATAAACGAAAAAGCCCGCGAGTTGAGAGATAAACGCAATACATTGGAGCAAAACATCACAAGCTATGCCGCTTCTAACAATCTCTCTAATGCGACTGTACAAATAAGCGATGGAAAACTGAAGTTTGCAAACAGTCGCGTTCCAGAACCTCTTACTTTTAAATATTTAGAAAAGACACTCGGCGAGGTTATTAAAAGTGAAGCACAAGTTAAAACGATCATGGACCATATAAAACAAAAGAGGACTGTGAAGGTTGTTCCGGAAATAAAGCGGTTTTCCAACAATTAATTAATATATGAATAATTTATATGAACGTCGAATATATGAACAACGAATATATGAATATGAATGAAGCCAAAATAGGAGGCAATGAAATGGTATTTAGTATAAATAGTGGCGGGGCCTGTTCGGGAGGTTTCAACGTGAATTCTATTATGATGAAGGCGGGCATGTCGCCTATAACCACGTTGCAATCTCAATCTGGCGGCGATAACGTGTCCGATTTATTTGACGGAAATTTGGTTATCCCCAGCTGGCTTTTGAGTTATAGTACGATGAACGGTGGTAACAAGGGTAGGGACAAGTATAAGGACGATGACAGTGACGACGAATGCATAGACGATAAGTTATATGAAACACTATTGGATTTAGTAAGAGAGCCACTACACAAATTAAATCAGCCCAATAAGGTTGCACGAACAAAGAGAAATAAGGCACGTAAAAATAACAAGGCGTCAACAAAAAGACAAAAGGTATAGAATTATTTGTTATACTAACTTAATAATTATAAGGTAGTATAATAATGTTATTTAGATTGGTTGATCATTATAGAGATGACGACTTTATTAAAAATATTTCCACTGATGAAAAAAATACTTGCACGGATGAGTGTTTCGTGTGTTTATCGGTTGAGTTATACGACGAGGTGTCTCCTATAAAATTAAGAGGTGATGATGAATATCTAAGGGGGTGTTGCTGCGACGGATTTATTCACAGAAAGTGTCTTGATGACTGGTATGCTGTAAGTGGCAAATGCCCGGTGTGCAGGTTATATATGGAAAAAAAAATACATCCACCACGAGTCGCAGTAATCTGCATATACATTGTTACAATTGTCTGCAGAATGCTGTGGCTTGTGGGCTGGGTCCTATATGCGTGGAGCGCGATTACCCTGTACATTACAAAACGTAGACTGATTGAGCTTGAAGAGATGAATTACAACATTGATGATGACATGAATGATGAAATTTAAAGCGGACAACATTTATAGTGCGGCCCACGAACTATGATTAAACGGCGACACTAATATGTCATTAACCTGATTTTTCCAGTAGTCTATGCGTTTCTGGAAAGCAATGTCCTTCATCGTTTCTGGATATGGCGACGAAGTTTTCATTAGTTCATCCTCTTCTGATGTCATTTTGGGTTTATATCCGTAACAATTTACTCCGAATTTAATCTTGGGATTTGCAATATAACCGCCATTTACGCCGGTTCTGCCGCAATCGTTTTGATGGCCGTCGATTGTTTGTAAATTGTCGTATGTTTGTTTTTGCGTCGGGAACAATGCGAGTTGATTTGCAGACCACCCGTAATTGCACCATTCGGCCCCATTATTGTAGGCCTTTTCAATTTGGTCATATGTTGCTAAATCCGAACCATATGCGCGGCACAATGCTTTTGCGTCGTCATACTCGTAATTATTCCCAGGGATGTTAAACACTTGTTTGTATAGTTTAATTTCTGGGACAGGGGCAGCGCCAGATTGATACGTGCTTTGATCAACCACGATATCAACTGTAGTTTTAGGTGTAAATAAGCCCTGTATATATGCTGTTATGTTTATACTAAAAAAGTATTGGAACGCGTTAATAGCAATTAAAACGACTAAAACGGCAATAACTATAAACTCCATAATACTTGACCCGGCGTCCATATTGCCATTAACTGCACCCGGCGTACTATTGCCTAAAGAGGATGACAATACAAAATATGCTATAATGACTAATAGGACAGTTGTTATAACAATCGGGTTTGAAAAGTAACTGTTTACGTAATCGTACATATTTACCGGATTTATTGTTGTTGTTGTATTTACTACTTCCATTTATAATATATAATTAGTTAAAATAATATAAATTAATTTTTAAATCCTCTTAATTTGCCTTCTTTCTATAGAATAAAACATATGCTTTGGGGGAGACGATAGATTCCGGCAGACCTACCTCTGATACACTCGTGTCATTAAAGTGGTACCATTTGCCGTTTGCGTTTTTAACGTACGCTGTATAGTGTCCACCCATCACACCCCCGCTATGATTGCAAACGCCGTAAAGTTCATACTTATAACTGTTCTTCTTATATCCAATGACATATTCAGAGAGGTCTAAGTTGTCTAAGGGGAATGTTACAAGGACCTGGCTTTTTTGAAAGCGGGTGTTAAACCTTTTTAAATCTATTACTAAAATGTTTGGGAATGACCAGAACTGGATTTTCTTCCTTATGTCAATTCTCTCCTTTGTAGCATCATTTATCCATCCATTCTCGCCGTCAAGTACCTCGCCATCAACGTACAGATTAAAGCAATCAATCAGCGTTGTCGAGTTAGTGTTAGCCGGAATTGGCAAATCAATCATAAAATAGGGTTCGGGCGTTATTTTTAATGACTCTCCGGTCTTCAAATCGGAAATCTCCGAAACATGCACAGCATAAAATAAATTCCAGATCTCAGAGTACTCTTTTGAATACATATTTTTTATCATTTCAAAACATTGAATTGCAATATTATCTGTTGCATTTGATGGAGTTCCTGATATAGTCATTCTAATTTCTCGTGACAGGGAGGTGTGAAAACAATCAATTAGAAACAACAGAAATTCTGGCAGGTCGTTTTGTGAAAACCCTGTAAACAAATCAACTCCCTTAATTTGTGCAACCTTTTGAATAGTTTTAATAAATTTACCTGGCGAAATGATACAATTATCTGACCACAACATCTTTCTTAGTTCGTCCCACTCCACAAGAAGAGCCGACTCTGGTGTCCGCTTAAGCTTGGCCTTGTAGGTTTCTTGTCCCAAAAAAGAGTTTAGTTCGTAGGTATGAGAGAGAATTTGCACGCATGAGTTGGCGAAGCAAGTGTTGCCTAAGTTCGCCAGCCCACTAAGCCCTTTATTTTTATAATCTTCAATGTTCATAACTATAATTAACATAATACATTTAAACAGATTTCATAATATATAATATATATATCTATAAGATAATGACTTATAATCCTCCCGACAATGACCTGATTCTGGTTTCCATTTTAAACGGTATGTATAACGATAATATAGCACAAATTACAAGCTTGAACGCGTCTATAAATAATTTGACATCCACAAATTCGCAGATTCGTCGGTTACTTGTGCAAACATTGTCTAATTCAAGTAGGCGGACAAATAGAAATCCTGTTAATAGTGGACATAATGCCCCCCATAGGAATAACCCATACAGTGCATATGGGCACACCGCGTATACATATGACGCAGCTGGCGGAGGAAGGCGCTCGCCTTATACTCCAGAAAATATTCGTAGATACCAATTCTCTATACATAGAAATGATGACCAAAATGCGGAGAGTTTTTTTGACCCTGTAGTGGTTTATCCTACCCAGACGCAGGTTGACATTGCGACAAGACGCGCCAGATATCGTGATATTGTCAGTCCGCGAAATATATCGTGTCCTATTTCTATGGCAGATTTTAGTGACAATGATATTGTTACTGTAATAAGACACTGTGGTCACGTATTTGCGACGGATCAATTAAATATATGGTTCGCGACACATTGTACGTGCCCAGTATGCAGGTTTGACATTCGCAACGCAGCTGCAGCTACAACAGCGCCTACAACTGCCTCCAATCCATCGCCCGTGCATACAACCAATCCGGCTCCCGTAACTGACCCGTCTGGAAATAATTACCGCAGCACAGTGCCTACTATTTACGATGGCATTTTGAACACTTTTCAGACGGTGGAATCTGTAGCGACTCTGTTTACGGACCCATCTGGGAATTATATGTACACGGATTCAGACCCGCTCGCATTATTTAATCTAATATCTCGCATTAATGACACGTACAACAGAAACTAATTATGAAGATAATTTAAAGATACCAACCTATAAACGATATGGCGGTAACGCGTAATCGTAATAAGGCAAGCAAGGAAACTCTTTGTGATGATAACACAATTTCATGTGAGGATAGTCCAGAAATATACAAAAAAAATGAGTCCGATTATTATGCCGAACATTTATACACATTTGGCTTGATCACGTATAATAATATGGCGAATCTTTACTTTCATGCAATCACTGTAGCGAAGTTTACATCAAAAGTGGCCGGAGTATACTTAGCATGGATTACGCTGCATTATGGTGCCGCACATTTATACACTAAGTTCTGTGCACACGACACCCTGGTGGGGTTTATACTGTCGCCATTTATGGTGGTAGCTCCCCACTGTCGTGCACTGCGATGGGTTGTATCTACCGCATCGGGGGTTATTGAAAATATGTGGATTGTATTCGGCACGTGGGTTTGTGCGAATATTCTAACAATTCCCGGCACTGGCACTGTAGCCCCCGCGTAAAATAATTACAAAACGATATTAAAGAGTACAGCGTAAACATTGTATAAGATGAGCGTAAACATGAGAAACGGAAACAAGAGAAATGGAAATAAGTGGACAGTCAACGAGGTGCTTACACTTCAAAGAGAATACGAGTTATTGGAATGGACGATTCAGGAAATTTCTGCTAAGCACCAGCGTAGCATCGGGTCCATTTTGTTCAAATTGACGGCAGAGGGGTTTATTCCCTCTTGGAATGATGCGCGCGGTTTTAACATTGCAGATTATGCAGTATCTGTGTTGTGCCAAGGCGCACTGTGCGACAATGATTATGACAATGACGACGACGAGGATTACGTGGACGAGGACGAAGATGAAGACGAAGACGAAGATGAAGATGAAGATGAAGATGAAGATGAAGATGAAGATGAAGATGAAGATGAAGATGAAGATGAAGATGAAGATGAAGATGAAGATTATGTGGATGAGAACGAGGATGAGGATGAGGATGAGGATGAGGAAGTTGATTGCACCCTTGATGCAGATCAAGGTTGGAACTTAAAGGACAGCGTTACCGAAATTAGCAATATGGTGAAAATGATGTTTCAGGTCATGAGTGCATCAAAACGGCGAACTGGTACGCACTCAGCATCATCGGCCTAATAATCTTACACCTTTTCTCATTTAAAACGCCTATTTAACTTATCCTTTTCTATCAAATAAGATTTGAACCTTTCATAATTTACAGATTTGCTATTTATCACACCGAACCAGAAACAAAAGTATTTAGATTAAATGACGCGTATAAACCACATTTATAGTAAACTATATAGAGATTTTGCGTTTTAATAATACAATGACTAGTAAGAATACATTGATGCAGTCGTTCTGTAATGATCACGCTATCACTACTCACGGATACAGCAAGTGGTTAGTTTTATCATCAACCTTTTTTATGGGTCCATGTGCGTATGCATATTATTATGAACTATATGCTATATCGATTCTCTTGTTCATTACATCGGCTTGTTCGGCAAATCATTGGAGAGACCCTCGGTTCACTTCTATACAACGACGTATGGACCAACTCTCGGCAAAAACCGCTTTTGGTATATTCTTTGTAAATGGCATTGTATATATACGAAACACATACTATTTGGTTTGGGGATACTCCGGTCTTATGGCACTACTATATTGTTACTATATGTCTCATCATTTATACGGTGACCATAATGTAAATTGGTATAAATATCACATGGGGTTTCACGCATTCGTTGCTATGCAACAGTATGTTGTTTTGATGGCAATGGTGGACGCCAATGCCAAATATATTTTACCCTTATAGCAATAACTATTATCATATAATTTCAACGAAAAAATTATATAAAATGGGCGTTTTACACCTTTGGACATTTAAAACGCCGATTTTTTAGACCTTATATTTTTTCTAAGCTAATTGTAAATGAAACACTCATTTACAATTATTTGTTGTATAGTTATTCTTCTAATTGGTACGGTTATCGGCTATATCATATGCCAGTCATCGTGTAATTCAGCACCACCTATTGACCCTAATAAAAAAGGGGCTTCTGTACTTGTCCTCGGATGTATTGACCCCCGTTTTGCCAATGCTCTCGCATGGCATCTAACACACTCAGAAGAACTTCATATGGACTACGATTTATTTACACTTGCCGGTGCATCCCTCGGTGTTCTACAAGATACGTACCCGCACTGGAGTCAAGTTTTTCAAAACCACGTTGATTTGGCAATTAAGTTACATAGTATTAATGAAATATGGGTATTTGACCATATGGATTGCGGAATGTATAAAGCAACTCTCGGTTTAAAAGAGGATACAGACCCGCATATTCATGTAAATAAATTACAAGAATTACAGACACAGTTAAAAACTAAGTATCCTACACTCGGATTCCGGGGCTATATTATGGATACAGATGGCTCAATTAATAGGGTTATTTAGTTTAGATACGATATAATAAAAAATATCATATGATATTTTTATCATAATATTGGAAAATTATTGTTTATAAGTTTAAATTATTTAGCATTTATATTATTAATAAGTATGTCAGATATTGAAATTCTTA